CAACAATCGGAAATACAATCTCAGACTTATAAAATACCATCATGTCCTCGTTAGACCATTGATCTAACAAGTCATTAAGCATATCAAAAGCATCTTGAGCAGCTTCTGGAGTTGGGGTTTCCCCTGCTTCTAAAGCACCTATGTCTTTTAAAGCTCTACTGATTATGTCTATGGGTTTTGCCATTTTTTACTCAAATAGTTGGTTTAAAGACAGGTGGATTCCAAGGCAAATAATATTTATTGCTGTTTTTTAGGCTTGCAATTTGCTTATCTAACCCTGATTTTATCGTGCTTACGCCATCTTGAATAGACTCTTTTTCAATCCATTGAGCGATATCTTGCTCTTGAACTTGGTCAAATGGCTTTTTTACGATCTTGTCTGAGAACCACCAATTACCTTCAGTTTCTACGCTGACATCTTCATATGTGGCTGTGACATGATATTTAGCATGAAGAATAATGCCTTCTTCAGCGCTAATCTCACTAATTTTCCATTGATAAGTGGTCATGCTGTGTAAGTTCCAGAAGATGTGTATTTAAGGATAGTATTTGAGCCTGAAGTAGTAATAGTTGGGCTACCAGTAGTTGTGCCGCTATAACTTGCAGTAGGGATGGAAAGAATAATGACTCCTGATCCACCTGAGTAAACATAACTACCACCACCGCCAGTATTTGCCACGCCAGAGCCACTATTGTTTGATCCACCGCCACCGCCTGTGCCGCCAGCACCACCATTGGAATCGGCTGAACCACCGCCACCGCCAGCATAGTAAACGCTTGAGCCTGTAATAGAAGAAGCTAAACCTACACCTCCATCACCACCACCATTAGGACTAGTTTTGTAATTGCCACCTACTGCACCAGCGCCACCACCGCCTCCAGCACCAAAGTTAGTGGAGTTACCAAAACCTTGACCTCCAGCATTACCTTGTCCGCTAGTGCCTGAACCACCAGCACCACCATTTTGTGATCCAGATCCACCGCCTGAACCACCTGATGAGCCAACACCTGTAGTGCCGCCTGCTCCGCCACCAATTGATACTACAGATCCAACAATTGATGAATTATTGCCGTTTGATGCTGTGCTACCACCAGCACCAACTGTAATTGTGTAAACAGTTGATGGAATAAAAGTTAAAGATCCAGTAAGGTATCCGCCAGCACCGCCCCCGCCTCCTCCTGTGTTGCCACCACCGCCACCACCAGCAACAACTAAGTAACTAATTGCATAAGAGCTTTCGCTAGTCGTTGTAAATTTAACCCAGTTACCAGCTTGATAACCTTCATAAAAACCACCGCCATCGGTGTTATAGCGAAACATACCAACGCTAGGGCTTGATGACCTTTGTGATGTATTTCCTACAGGTATTTTTGTTTGGCTTGTGCCACCAAGAGTTGAATTTCCACTTACTGTTAAATTGGTAACAGATAAATTATTAGAAGAATCTTGGATTAACAAAGTTCCGTTATTTGCTGGAACTGTCAAATTATATGTGCCAGCAGTATTTGTACCTGTTAGGGTAATCGTTCCGCCTGCGTTTGCTTGAAATACTAATTGTGACATGATTTTTCCTTATGCCGTATATGAGCCTGAAGCTGTAAATGTAAGAATTGTATTTGAGCCACTTGTAGTCACAGTAGGACTACCAGTAGTAATTCCTGAATAAGATGAAGTTGGTATTGACAAAATTACAATGCCAGAGCCTCCTGAACCTCCAGAATGTGTGCCTTCAGTATATGTTCCAGCACCTCCACCGCCACCACCAGTATTGGTAGTACCAGCATTTCCAGCACCATGATAAGTACCATTACCCCCACCGCCTAAACCACCAGAGCCTATTGTTCCACCTGAATTATCACCAACTCCACCACCACCGCCACCAGCGTAATATGTAGCCGTTCCAGTTATAGATGATGTCAAACCAACGCCACCGTTGCCTCCGCTAGTAGATGCAGTTGCACCAACAGCTCCTGCACCACCACCTCCAGCTCCATAATATGCGCTACCACCGCCACCACCACCGCCATTGTTTCCTTGACCAGCAGTTCCTGAACCTACAGTAATTCCGCTATAAACGGTTTGTGCACCACCGCCTGAACCACCATTTCCACCGCTATATACATTACCACCAGCTCCTGCACCACCACCAATAGATGTATTTCCAAATCCTGTTGAATTTGAACCATTTGTTCCAATTCCCCAAGTAGCGCCACCAGCACCACCAGCGCCTACAGTAAAACTATAATTTGTTCCACCAGTTAGTGTAGCTGTTCCAGTCAAAAGACCGCCAGCGCCACCACCAGAGCCTCCAGTTCCTGTATTTGCGCTTCCTGAAGCTCCACCACCACCAGCAACTATTAAATATGAAACTGAATATGTTTGCGATGAAAGAACAACCCAAGCTGTTCCACTATAAACCTCAGTCTGATTTGTAGTGGTATTAAAACGCATAGCACCAGCGGCAGGACTTGCAGGCCTTTGGGCTGTAGTGCCTTGAGGCAAATCAATACTTTGCGTAGCAGATGTTGCTGCTATTCCAGTAGAGCCGCTAATGATTACTGACATTTTTTATCCTTAAACTATTTCAGTCCAAGATTTAGTTGCTTCATCCCATTTGTAGGGTTTGCCATCTGTAGGCATAGCTACAGGGGCTTCCCATGTCCATAACGGAGCTGAAATAACCCAAGATGGAAAAGGTTGTGGCGCATAAAACACATCATGCGTTTGATCGTATGTATAACCTATACCAGCATAGTTGCCACGAAGAGCTTTGGTTTGATCTGCGGATTCTTGACCTGTAGTTGGGTCGTAATGTTTTCCGCCACGAGTGTTATAACTAGTTTGAATCCATGCGCCAGGGCTTGAATCAACGAATGTTGTAAAAAATTCAGGTTCAGCAACGATTACTTGCGTTACTTTACCATCTACTACTTTTGCAAAATGTCCCATGTAAATCTCCTTTATCCTACTATCCAATTTGTGCCATTATCAAAAACAGGCACAGTTAAAGCACCACCTCCAACTACTGCTGACAATGCAACAGGAGTCAAAGCATTATTAACAAAAGCCCTTCTACCAGCAGTTCCAGCAGTAGGCAAAGTTGCTACTGTGTAAATAGGCATTTTTACCCATCCTACAAATGTTGCATTTTGTGTTGCATCAAGAGTTAATGCAGTTGTTCCAGCACCTGTTTGAAAAGCTAAAACTCCAGAATTGTCCGCAGTTTGAACTATTCCTGAAACGCCAGATGTTGAACCGTTATCAGCTTTAATAATAGATGTCATGCTGTGTATGTCCCAGATGTAGTAAATGTATGGATAGTATTTCCACCTACAGAAGTTACTGTGCCGCCTGTTCCTTTTTGAGAACCAGAATAAGAAATAATCACTATTCCAGAGCCTCCATTTCCTCCTGAATATGGCGTTATTGCTCCGCCACCAGCTTCAGATGCGCCTCCTCCGCCGCCACCAGTATTTGCGCCACCTGATGTTGCATTTCCACCTCCTGATGCACCAGCATTGCCGCCACCACCAGAGCCGCCTGTTCCAACTGTGCTTGCGTTATAAGTTCCACCTCCACCGCCGCCAGCGTAATATGTTGCGCCACCAGATAAAGATGAAGAAACTCCTACACCTCCGTTACCGCCATTTGTAGTTGTTCCATTAGAACCAGCTGCTCCAGCACCACCGCCTCCTGCTCCACCATAATTTGGGCTAAGACCAGTTGCGTTACCTCCTGCATAACCTTGACCGCTAGTTGCAGAACCACCAGATGTAGTTGTTCCACTTGGGCCTGCTCCACCACCTGAACCGCCAGAGCCACCATTTCCAGCTTGACCGCCATAACCACCGCCAATAGCAGTTGCAATGCCATTTAAAACAGAATTAGAACCTGTACTGCCGTTTGTTCCTGTGCCAGCTCCACCGTTGCCACCAGCACCAATAGTTACTGTATATGCATTTCCACCTGATACTGTTGTTGATGATGTTAATAATCCTCCTGCACCACCGCCACCAGCACCATTATTTCCTGATGAGCCTACAGATGCGCCACCACCTCCTCCTGCAACAACTAAATAATTAATTGTATAAGTTTGTGCAGTTATGGTAGACCAAGAAATTCCTGAATAAATTTCTGTTTGCAAAGTATCTGTGTTATATCTAACCGTTCCTGCGGCTGGGCTTGCAGGGCGTTGCGCTGTTGTTCCTGTTGGAACTACCAAACCACCAGTAGTGCTTGAAGCGTTAATTAACCCTGTATCAGCAGTCAGAATTAGGTTACCAGTTGTATCACCAGTAACGCTAATTGCTGTGGTTGTAGTAGTGCCTGTTCTTATTGTGGACATATTAAATTACCACCCATCTTTGACCTGATGAAACTGTCACAGTAATGCCAGAATTAGTTGTAATAGGGCCAACGCTAAATGCGTTACTGCCTGATGCAATAGTATAACTTGAAGATACTGTTGTAGAGTTAATTATTAAACCATTTGAAGCCACAATTTCAGGGGCAGATAAAGCTCCTGTTGATGGGTTATAAGTGTATTTTGTGGAGCTTGTGTATTCTGTGCTAACTGATCCACTTGTAGCGCTTGAAAACAATGGGTAACGAGTCGCATTGGTTGTTGTATCGTCAGAAATCGTTAAACCGCCAGCAGCAGCAGCCCAAGTTGGTACACCACCAGCAAGGGTTAAAACATAACCGTTAGAACCAGCAGCAAGGAAAGTGGTTGCTCCTGATCCAGTTTGATAAGGAACAGAACCGTTAGCACCGCCAGCCAGGTTTGTTGCTGTTGTAGCTGTAGTCGCAGAAGTGGCTGAAGTCGCTGTTGCAGCGTTACCACCAATTGACAAGCTAGAAGCCGTGCCTGTAAGCCCTGTGCCAGCACCGCTAAATACAGATGCTGTAAGCGTTCCTGTACTTGGGTTGTATTGGTATTTAGTCGAGCTTGTATATTCAGTCGTAACTGAACCAGAAGTGGCATTAGAGAATAAAGGATAACGAGTTGCATTAGTAGTAGTATCGTCACTTAGCGATACACTTCCTGCAGGAGTTGTCCAAGTTGGTGCGCTAGTCCCATTACTGGTGAGAACTTGCCCTGTTGTGCCGCTTGATACAAAAGCAGTTGTGCCACTTGCAGATTGATAAGGCACATATCCAGCACCACCACCAGCCAAATTAGTAGCTGTTGTTGCTGTGGTTGCTGAACCTACAGATAATGTACTTTGGGCTACATATTGCGGTGCAGATGCGCCAGCAGTTAAAACATAGTTTGTAGTACCTAAACTGAGAAATGTTGTAGCGCCTGATCCTGATTGATACGCAATAGCGCCAGCAGTACCGCCTGACAGATTAGTAGCTGTTGTAGCGCTAGTTACTGCGCCACTTACGATAGATCCTGAAATTGAAGTAATCCAGCTAGGATTTGAATAGCTACCAGTTGTATATACACCGTTTGTGACCGTTCCAGCATTTCCTGTAATGCCAATACCCCATGTGCCACTTGCGCCTGTTCCTGTTGTGCTAGGAGCGCCTAAAGTGTTGTATGAAACAGTTAACGCAGACGCACCATTGAAAGTTGACCCAGATGCTGCGCCAGCGCCACCATTATTAAATGTAAGACTATTGGTTACAGATCCTGCGCTTGTAGCTGATGTTGCAGTTGCAGCATTTCCACCAATAGATAAACCACTTGCCGTGCCTGTTAAGCCAGTACCAGCACCACTAAATTGTGTTGTGGCAGTAATAGTAGTGCCAGAAATAGTAGAAGCAGCAGAAGCTCCAATAGTCGTACCATTAATTGATCCCCCTGTTATTGCTACGCTATTAGCATTTTGCGTAGACATTGTGCCAAGACCACTTACTTGGGTATTGGCAATAGCAATAGATGTATTAGTAGCGCTAGTTATTTGGCCTTGTGCATTTACAGCGATTACAGGAACTGCGCTTGCAGAACCATAAGTAGATGCAGAAACGCCTGTATTGGTAATGCTAAATTGGTTTCCTGCTAGGGTTAACCCTGGGCCTGCGGTATATGATCCAGCAGAACCAAATTGAACAAAAGTGATTGGGGTAACGCCTAAAGTGCCGCCTGGATCGCTAGTACAAACCCAAGATGTATCTTGTTGAGTTGTGCCTTCTTCAACAAACATATAAGCAGATGGAACTTCTGCCCATGTGTCCATGTCAGGCGATCTAGTCCATGCGCTTGCAGATGCTATGTAAATACCGTTATTTTGGCTTAAAGACTGGTTTTTAACGAGGATTCGATCACCAGCTAGGGTTGTGTACCCATCAATCGTTTGAAGCCCTGAAAGCGTGATATTGCCTGTTGTAGCCGCTATTACAGCAGCTTTGGCGTTTAGACCTTGAACAAAGTTATCAACATACGATTTGTTGGTAATGTCTAATCCGTTAACAGGAGCAGAGCTAATCGTTCCTGTAGTCGTTGTTAAGCTTGTAAATGTTGCTGCTGCTGGGCTTGTGCCGCCAATAACTGTGCTATCAACGGTACTATTGGTAATGGTTAACCCTGATTGAACAGGATTAATAGAAGCATAAAAAGGCTTATTCTGGCCTATAAAGGTTTGAAAGTTCCCTTGTAAGTCAAAATAAGCCTGTACAGGCAGTAAGTTTTGATCCTGCGTTAATGCTGGCCCTATAGCCATAATTTACCCTTAATAGGCAAATGCGGTAATTAAAATAACATCTCCAGCGGACATTGGTGAAGCTGTACCAGTTGTAATGCCATAACTGGTCAATGTTGCAGAAGTTGTAGTGCTTCCTGTTTGTTGCAAGAATAAAGATGATCCGCTTGTTACATCGGCAGCATAAACAATCCATCCGTTAGTTGCGGCAGGAAAGTTAATAGTGCCAGAACTTGCACCACCAGTACCCACTTTTACCGCAAAAGCATGGTTATTTTGTGCCGTAACTGTTGGGCTTGTGCCAAATCCTGTAACTGTTGGCAATACATTAGATGCAACTAAATCACCGCCAATAGAGAAAGAAGTGGCATTAATTGGACAAGCAATCGGATTGCCGCCTTGACCATATAAGCCTAAACAATTGCCATTAGCATCATATTCAGCTTGAACTGGCAATAAATTAGTTACTGAACTACTTGCTACACCTGGATTTGCCATGATTTTTCCTTAGTTCTGATCGACCATTGGCATTACATAAAGCGTATTAGCTGTTCCAACGGCTGTAATTGCAAAGCTAGGCGGTACAGCAAGCACAGTAGGCTGTGACATTGATACGCCTAAAACAAAGCTTTGTGAGCTATTTCCTGCAGTAGGAAGAACTGCAGCAGGAGCTGTAGTAGTTGTTCCTGCAACGGCTGAAGCAATAGTAATAGCAATAGGTGTTGTACCTACGTTTAAAAAGCCACAAAAGTTCGGTTGATCGTTGCCATTAGGGGTAATAGTTACAGAAGTTGAGCTAGTTGTGGTTACTGCGATGGCCGTTGTCGGGCCAACAAAGCGATAAGCTGATACGTTAGCCATTTTTTAGTCCTTAAGCAGCGTTTGCAGGCAAAACTGTGCCTTCTAAACGGTCACAAGCAATAATATAAGTGCCAGCAGCAGGAGTAGCTGAAGAACCTGTAGAGTTTGTAAATTGAACGCTAAGTACATTAGCAGCAGAAACCCAAGCATTAGCGATGCCAACACCAGTAGTTTGTGCGCCAAGCAATGAAATGCTTACAGAATCATTAATTGCTAGACCTGGGATGCTAAAAGTTTGAGTTGCTTGTGTACCTGTAACAGCAGCAGGGGTTAAAGATGGGTAGACGAGGAAGTTATAAAGAATATTTCCACGTGCGCAAGTAGTTTGTTGTGACATGATTTTCCTTTGCAAAGGGGTATGTTGTAATTCTACAACGATTATACGAGATTTTAAAAGAAAAAAGACACCTTTTTAGGGATGTCTTTCTTCAATTTACTACATAGGCTTAAAAGAAGCCTGGGCTGAGATCGTATCCATAAATATAGATGTCAACAGTTGCAGTAGCAGTCGCAGTTGTCTGATTTACATACAGAGTCTGTGCTGATAATGCAGCGTTGGTATCAGTAGATGCAGATACAGTCACATAGCTAGGAGTAGTTTGACCTGTCAATGCTGCTGTAGTCAAAACTGCTGTGCCTGTGCCACTTGCGCCCAAAGGTGCTGTGTAAACACCCAAAGCAACAGAAGCTACAGATTGCGTTGCACCATTGTTGTTTGCGTTAGCAATAACAACGGTAGTAGGCAAATAAAGTGCGCTATTGTTGATTTGGATAGGTGTATCACCCAAAGTTGCTACGCTAACACCTTTTTGAACTGCTAAAACACGCAGAGCTTGTTGGCTGCTTAGTTGCGATGGGTGGGTTGAATTACTTACTGCTGGGCCTGGATTAGACATATAGTTTCCTTTCGTTATCCGTTAAATTAAGCTGCAACACGGCAAGCAAGTTCAGGATACAAGTTAGCCCAGCCATACAGAACATCTAAACGAGTCGGGATTGAATCGTTATTGATGGTGTACTGCCTTACAACACGCATGGACAATCCAATTTCCTTGTCGCTTGCACGACCTGCAAAGTGAACACCCTCTGGCAACTCAAGGTCGGCTACTGCGAGAGTAAACGCATTGCGGTGCATGATGATGTTTTGTGGGGAAACTGTACCAGACTGGTTAAAGAAAGTAACAGCAGCAGTTGCATTAGTTGTAGGGATAGATACGTTCTGGAACTGACCAGCAGTAATAACTGCAGGGCTTACGTTTACAGAAATAGTACCACCTGAACCTGAAACAGCAGAGTTAACAACAAAGTTACGCAGCTTGTTTGAACCATAAGCTTGACGATTTTGTGGGTTAACTGCATAAACGCCAGCGATTGTGAATGTATCGCCTTGGTTCAATGAAACGCCAGAAGTCAATGTCAAAGTAATTGTGCTTGAAGAAGCCCAACCTGATGTCAAGAAACCAGTTGCAGTTGTAGTAGCAACAGTAGCAGAGCCAGCAAAAGAACCAAATGTGTGAGAAAGGATATTTTGATCCATTTTCCAGTTCATACCTGCTGAGTCACGACCCATCAAGCCTTTACGATATTGTTCGCCAATTGCTTCTTGTGGAACGAACAAACCTTTCAAACTGTCAACGATAGTTGCAGATGTGAATGGCTCAACGATGCAAGAACGACGGCCATCACGTGGTGCACCTTCAGAATCAAGGTAAGCAGCAGCAGTCAGGTAAGTAATCAAACCTGTTGGTGGAGTACCAGCAACACCAACGATATTCGCTGTGTTGTTAGCAGCTTGCAATGTACCATCACGATCAATTTTGTTCGCAATAGCCGCAACAGCAGGCTTCAGGACACGATCAGAGAACATATCGAGAGATAAAGCCAGGTCTTGGGTGGTAAATTGAGTATCCACGTGGAACTGAGTGCTTAATGTTACAGGAACTGAAGTTTCATTGAAATCTTCTACGTTCAAAGCTGGGCCTGTTGTACCAATAAAGCGGCCTGGTTTTCTTACGTTTACGGTATTTCCAATTTTTCCTCCAACCACAGCGAACTGATCGTCATAGTTGCGGTCTACTTCAGATGTGAATGTTAATTCGTTTTCGAGAACCATCAATGCCTCATTGGTGATTTTCGATATAGTCAATAAATTATTGGCCATGATCTTTCCTTTATATATTTAAATGGGTTATCAGCGTATACGTTTCGCTTGTCTTGCAGCTTTCCATTGTGCATAAGTACCGTGAAATGCTCCATTGCCATCAATGAGAACATCTGCTGTACCTTTGCCTGCTGTAAGAGGCTTAATAGGCGCTGGTGCTTTACTTCTAGCAACAACTTCCTGCTTGGGTTCTACTTTTGGCGCATCCTTCGCCTCGAACCTCGCTTCTAACTTACCAATTTCTCTAAGAGCTTTGATCGGGGGCATTGCTGCGATCTTTTGTGCGATTTCATCTTCTGAAGCTAAGTGATATAGGATTTGAGGGCCTACATCAGACTCTAAAATAGCATCCCTTACAGCATCGTTAACTACTACGGTGCTAGAAGCTACCATTTCTTCAAAATCAGGCATTTCAGCTTTAGCTTTATTGACACGCTCAGTCCATGCTTGATTAAGTTTTGCACGTTCTTCGTTTGCCCTGCGTTCTGCTTCTTGCTTATCTCGCTCTACTAAAGCCTTTTCTGCGCTCCATTCAGCTAATGCTTCTGCATATTCAAAAGCATCTTGAAACTGACTAGCTTGAGGTTTTTCACCCAATACGTCAGGCTCTTGATATTGCTGTTGGGGTGCATTTTTAGCTTCAAGCTCTTGT